CGGGCCCATTTAATATTTTAACTTCTACAAAAGAGCATGTTGTAGATAATTCAATTGTCGATCTTACTATTCACGGAAAGATTATGGACATTATGGGAATGCCTAGAAGTCACTGGGCTAAGATTAATATTCATATCGGTGCCTCATATGGGGACCATCAATCGGCAACAGACCGCTGGTGTAAAAGATTTGAAGGTCTTCCTGATTCTGTCAAGACACGCCTAACAGTGGAAAACGATGACAAGGAATCCCTTTACGGTGTTCGTCACCTTCATGAGTTAGTTCACTCTCGAACAGGGGTCCCTATTGTGTTTGACTATCATCATCACCGCTTTGTCGATGGTGGTTTATCTGAAAAAGAAGCGCTCCATCTTGCTGTATCTACTTGGCCTGAAGGGGTAAAGCCAACGACCCACTATTCAGACTCTCGCGCTATTGAAATGGGCAACGAAAAGATAAAGCCTCAGGCACACTCTGACTATATCTTTAATTTTGTCGACCCACACGGACTGGATATTGACATTATGTTCGAGGCGAAGGCAAAAGAGTTGGCAGTTATAAAGTACATGGAAAATCTATGCCAAGATGACGACGTTAAACTCTGTTATACTTTAGATAGATAAAGAATATAATCCTAATAATTAGAGGTACAAATGGCACAGAATAAAAATAAAAAATTTAGAAAACCTATCGGCACTGCAAAGAAAACAGGGGAAACTGAGGCGTGGCCTTGGGAAAGAACTGCAGGTTTCTGCCAGTCTGATTCGCACCCATGGCACGTATGCTTGTCATTCGCTGAGCAGAAACCTGGGACAGCTCACACAATATTTACTTATCACACTCGGCAGGGCGCTTATAACAAATCTAGAGAGTTAAATGAGATCTACAGACGTTCAGACCGATTAATCTCCTACGTAAGAAACTGGAAAACTGGAGAAGAGATAGAGACTAGATGATACTTATTTGATGTATGGAGAGTTGACCGAGAGGCCGATGGTGGTCGCCTGGAACGCGGCTGTAGAGCAATCTACCGAGGGTTCGAATCCCTCACTCTCCTCCATTTTATCAAAGGAGCGTCATGCGTAATCTTCTATCTTTTTCTCTAGCTTTTCTTTTTCTTTCTTCCTGTGACTCACAAGATCCAGAAATTGTTTGCGACACTGTAGGACAGCAGCAAGAAAGCGTCTTTGCAGAAGTCGCAGCTCCTGTCGCTACATTAAATCCACATGAGCTTAGATCTCGATATGCTACTGTAAAGGTATTCACACCAGGCAGCGGTAGAGGATCTGGTACTTATGTGAAGTATAAAAATAGGCATTTGGTGATCACAGCAGCACACGTGATCGATAATTCTAAGCGTCCTTATGTTTGGGTTGTAACACCTGAAGGCGAGAGAAAAAAGGGTTGGATAGTTTATTTCGACAATCAAGAAGATATCGCTGTTCTGGCAGTGAAAAAGCTTGAATCAATTCTGTCAATGCCGCTTAACGTCAATAGATCACTTCCTGAGATTGGCGAGACGCTCGTATATTCAGGTTACCCAGGGCATCACGATCTCTTGACCCTGCGAGGTGAAGTTGCAGGCATAGAAAAGATTTCTAACGACAGAACAAAAATAACGGTACACACGTACGGATGGCCAGGCGCATCAGGTTCTGGCTTCTTTGATCAAAAAGGCAATATGGTAGGTGTCTTGGTTGCGATTCCCGTAGGCATGGGGTACGTACCGCAGCTTTTAGAAGCTATGGTTTTTGCTACACCGATATCACTTCTTGATTTCGATAAACTTGATAACAACTTATGTGCCGAGCAAGGTTGGATGCAGCCTGATTGGTGCCCAACCGATAAGTAATTTTATCGGCAAAGATCGTCAAACATGTCCTGCAGTTGACTAAATACTGTATTAGGATCAGTTGACGCCGAGTGTAAGTTAGCCGGATCTGATACTATATCGTCAAACGTGTGAAAATGCTCACGTAGTGCAAAGATATAGAGCTTAATATCTGTTTGTCTGATGGCATCTGCAGCACGCATCTCAGTGTTCCTGGGATCCATATATGACTGACCCGCTTCATCTGTCATGAGAACAATTACTTTCTGTGAGTTTTCCGTGAAAGAAATGGGTATATGCCCTTTTGATAATCCGTAGATCGCATCCCATGATGGTTCTAGACCACCTGAGTTAGGCATATAGACGTTTAGTATTGATTCTAAGTGCTCTATGAATTCATCTCTAGGAACTAAATCTGTTGCCCTAAGCAAATGCATGTATCCGCTAACAGGATCAACAGAAGGTTCTCTGAGCCCTATGACTACAAGCGCAAACTTAAAGCCTTCGGTTTGCGGGTCAGACAAAAGAGGTCTAATGCCTCCGATCATTGAATTTATTTCTTCTCTAAAAGAACCAGATACGTCTACTACAAAAACAATTTCTGCTGGGCGCTCTTCAAAACCTTCGTCAATCTCACCGTCGCAGTTATTATCAATCCCATCACATCTTTCTGCTTCTGGAAGAATTTGTCCTTCGCAGTGCGACATGACTGAATCTGTGCAATACGAAATTCCTGCCCTGCATATACCAACCCTCATTGTTCCAGGTGGTCCATCATAGCAAACCACAGCTGTCTGATTTACTATGTGCTCGTCTGCTTCGCCATCACAGTTGTTATCAATCCCATCGCAAACTTCAGGTTCAGGCCCAACATGACCAACGCAAGATAGAGTTCCTTCGTTGCATTCATAAACCCCGGGTTGACATATTCCTTCGCTGTAGTTTACACCTTCTACAAATCCACAAAGTTGACTTTTCTCTGGATAGTCATCGTCTACTATTCCGTTGCAATCGTTATCAATCCCATCACATATTTCTTGTTCTGGTCCAACTGCTCCTATGCATTCTCCCCATCCATCGAATGAACAGTGTTGTTTTCCATAAGCACATATTCCATTCCTAACAAGGCTAGAAAGGTTTGCGCTAACTACTTCTCCGTTTTCATCACAGTCTCTTACATCACCAGGAGAGCATTCTAGCCTGACTAGCATAGCATCATCAGGACACCCAGTAGCAAAAGTTAAAGATAAAGTAAATGCAAACAGAAAAATTCTCATTTCGAGTACCTCTTTATGCAAGTTTGCTGATTTTTGTATATCAAAACAGTTAGTAAAGTACTATTAAGCAGTTTGAATCTAACAGATTCATTAGTCTTTTTAATGTTTTTGTGAGCTGCAGTTAAGACTACAGGAGGCGCACCAAAGTCACCTGGGTAGCTGAATGCTAAAAGAAGATCTTCCCCAGTAGACTCAACTATACCTTTGACTACCCCGCGGGTTTCACGATCAGGTAATCCTATATAAATGTTCGAAAAAGAGCCTCGTTTTAGATAAACGTCATTCTCAAAATAGACGTGCCAAGCACAATCTTTATTTTTTCCAGGCATGTAGTATGTTTTATCTTGTACAAAGATAAGTTCGGGAGTTTGTTTGATGTAATAATATGTTAAGCACGTAAGCCCAAGCAACGTGCTCAATATTAAAAATCTAGTCTTTTCTCCAGTTATTGACATCCAGCTCTTCTTTACCTTCTAACGTGACGAAAGGCATCTTCATCACACTATTAAATATTTGATCGCTGTTATTAGTAGCATCTTCTATAATGTGTATCTGCTTTTTTTCTTTAGATTTTTGTCCTGTGTATTGCCATGTGGTACCTTTTTTTGTCCACATGTGATTCTCTGATACGTCCTGATCTGCTGCCAAAATCATCAGAGATATAGAAATAGCGACCATTGCCACTACAGAGTTTTTTAAGAGTTTCATGAAAATGCTCCGCGAAAAAGCTCGAACAATATTTTTTGATTGATACGAGCGTTCCTACATATTTAGTAATATGCAAAAAAACAACAAAAAAAGTTGGTTTATTTTTCTTCTTCCGTTGCTGCTTGGACTATCGAGCTGTAATGTAAGCCCGTATAGAATCGACATGCCGACGGAAGCTTTTGGGCTACTTCGACATAATATGATGATTGGGGTGTGTAACGCCAAAGGATGCATTCCAAAGATGACAGCTTCAACGTCATCGGGAGCGTTTATTGCACAAAGCAGAAAGAATCCTGACTATAGTTTCTACCTAACTGCAGGTCATTCTTGTGTCAAGCCTACGTTTCCTAAGTTTAAGGATGGATCTTACATTGAGCACATGGCTTCAATACTTGAAGTTGTAAATGAAAACATGGAAAAAATGCCAGCAACTGTTGTTAGCATCGATAAGAAAAATGATCTTTGCGTTCTTAGGGTTATGACTGCAGGGGCTAGTTCTATAAGCTACCTTGATATCGCATCTGACCCACCAAAACGCGGCGAAAGAGTCTATAACATGGCTGCACCTTATGGCTATTTCGGTAGAAACACTATTTTGCTGTATGAAGGTTTTTACTCAGGTCGACCAAGCTTAACTGAATCTGTTTTTACTATACCAACCCGTCCAGGTTCTTCTGGGTCACCAATACTAAACGCATCGATGGAAATAGTAGGTGTTGTTTATGCGGGCGTTGAAAAGCTAGAGACTATGTCTATTTCTTCTCCTCACGAAGCAATACACAACATAATCAGAGGTGTAATTAATGAAGACAGAGATGTTGTTGAGTTCTGCCTCTTTGGATACTGTTTTACAGTCTACATGCGATGAGCATTATCAATAGAGTAAAAAGCAAGGTTAAAGCTTGGCGGTTGTCACACCTTAAAACTCTTTGGTCGCGTTATGGAATTCCATTTCTTGTCATATTCATAGCTTGGGAAATTGTTGAGGATGTTGTGTTCCCTGCGATTTTTTATCTGCTAGGCACCCATGTAAATGAAGCGTTTTTCCTAGGTATTCCTGCTGCTTGGATTCTGTGTTTTCATCCAGTCGCAGTTCCGATACTGTGGGCAATTTATTGTTATGCAACTAGGAAAAAGCACGTTAAAATAGATTTAGAAGAGGACGACTGTTGCTAAGATATAATATTTTTTTACTTGCGCTAATAAGTTCTTGCACCGATCCGCAGCAAGATAGCGCTGAGCCCATCGAAACTGGATTCTCTGAAGAACTTATTAATTACTCACACCCAAACGAAGAAGATGTTGAGATACTACACTTCCACGCGTCTTCAGTGTTAGGGCAATTAAATTCTGAACAGCTAACAAACGTTAGTATTATTTTAGAAGTAGCTGATCAATTAAAGTTTGACAAATACATGATGCTGACCATCGCGTTTAAGGAAACTTCTTTTTACGCAAACCTTTCCTCGAACACAGGTGATTATGGCTTGTTTCAAATAAATGCCAGATGGTGGCATAAATTTTTAGGATATAAATCCAAAAAGGATTTTGTTGAGCACAATATGGACCCAAAGGTCAGTGCTCAAAACGCTGTTAAAGTTATAAAAGACTTGAAGCGTTACAAAACATGCAAAGGGAATGATATTTTCGCTTGCTATAATGGTGGTCCAGGCTGGCGCAAATCTAAGAACAGAGCCGTGATTGAAAGATATAAAAGTTCATCAATTAGGATAAAGCGACTCGTTACTGAGAAGTACGATGAATGGATATCACGTAGATAGGCCCAGGTTTAGCGTCGGTGATTTAGTTTTCATCGACAAGCTTGTCTACTCCATTCTCACTGATAAAACCGTAGAGATTGATGCTCCAGCAGCTGCTGTCATTGTAGGCTACAGGACAAACCTCTGGCTAAAAACTAATGTTATTCCAACTGATGGAACCAGGTGCTTTGATTATCAAGTCTTGATAGCAGGTGAAATATTCTGGGTCTATGAAGATGAAATCATCAGCTAATACATTTAGAAATCTCACAGTATAAAATAGTGTTGAATAAATAAGAGAAATTTAATGTCTATTCAAACTATTAATAATCTAAGGCTGCTAGGCATCGGAATCATTGTAGCCTCCTTTGTTTTTCCAGGTTACCAGATTGACCGGCTTGCAAACCTTGCTATGGTGGGATTGCTTTGTGACTGGGCATATAGAATTATGTCAAATACTAAAAAATAAACAAAGATGTAATCACGCATTATATAGAATTCCATGACATTCATAGGAGTCACATGAAAAACAAAAGCAAATGGAAAAAGTTTAAATCTACAGTTACTATCAACGGCCAGGAAATTCCTGTTATGAAGTATAGATGCCTTAGCGGTTGCGGTTGCATAACAACCAAAGAACCAGATAGAACTAAGACTTGTCCTGGGTGCGATGTCAATAACAGCAGAATTAGAGAAGCTAGTCAAGCATCAACTGCCAAGGTCAAAGGCGGGATTCCAAAACGCAAAGGCGGCAACTTTAAAGAAGTTGACACTGAGGGCGGAACACCTTATTCACCGCCAGATTCAATTAAGACACTGTGAGATATTAAGTGGGATTTAGAGTATTAAAAGATTCAGGCAAAGAAGATAAAGTAAAAACCAACCGCCTCAAACGTCAGTTACGCAAATCCTGCGACAAGATTACAAAGACGATCACAGAAGAAGTCGCAAAGTTTCGTGAGGCAGCATCTGAGGAACAACTAGAAGATGCTTTCTGGATGCATGCTGCGCACAGAGCGATGCTTTACATTGATTCTAAAAGTGAAGATAGCTTCCTCGCAGCTGAGCTTGGTGATCTTTTTGCGCTAGAGGATTTTAATTCTTACGAGAGGTTTAATACTCACGTCGACATCGATCGTCTAGATAAAGCAAAAGAAAAAGAAAGACTTAAGCAGCAAAAGAAGAATGCAGCAAAAGAAGAATAAATGAAACAGTTTAATAGAATCCCAGCTTCGGGTGATCTTGTAGAAGTTTTGACTGCAGAGAGAGATCCAGTAACTGGAGAACTTGAACACACTTGGAAAAATGGAGTTCTTCTTGAAATTTCAACTTCCATTAATTTTGACTCTTTGTTATGGGTCGAGGTTTTGGTGGAAGGCGAAAAAATTATAACAACACCTGATAAGATAAATCCTGTTTAGTGAAAGGAACAGAAATGTCAAATGAATTTGAAAGCACCGTAAAAGATTTTATGACCCGACTCATGTCGATTGAATCTGAAATGGAAGCACTCCGAGAAGATAGAAAAGCTTTGATGGAAGAATTTAAGAGTCAACTAGATACAAAAGCGTTTAAAGCAGCCCTCAGCATTTATAAGATTAGACTTAAGAATGTAGATTCTACAAACACCATAGAGCAGATGCTAGACATCTTAGAAGCGTAATGATTAAGCCTGGCGCTTTGGTGTGGATCGCAGATGATGATCTGCCCGAAGACTACGGTTTTTTAGGCGTTGTTTTAGAAATGCCTAAGTGGCGAGAAGACGACTACGAGCACATGTGCTTTAAAGTTCTCTCAGATGGCGAAATTTACTTTTTAGACCCAGGATCTGTTAATTCCTATGAAGAAGTACGACAAAATTGTTAGAGATAAAATACCAGCGATAATCCGCGCTCATGGATCCTCTTGTAAAACTAGGACAGCGAAACCTGAAGAGATCATGAACTATTATCGAAAGAAAATCGACGAAGAGCTTGACGAGCTATTTGAAGACCCGTCTGCAGAAGAAATGGCAGATGTGATGGAAGTAGTAGATGCGCTTAGAGAAAAGCTCGGGCTTGATATCAACGAAGTCATTTCTGCAAAAAGTGCAAAGAGAGAAGACCGAGGTGGGTTTAGGAATGCAACCATCTTAATTCATGTAGAAGAGTAATATCTCTTTCTAAGCGCATAAATATAATGTATGCCTAGGAGCTTTGTAATGAGTCTGCATCTAGACGGCGATTTACCGAAAATAGAAGAAAAGAAAGACCTGATCCAGGCTTTTATCGACCATTGTTGCAAGAAGCTTGGCATCGAAAACACTTATGATATTCATATAGTAGATGATAGAAAAGCGCACGAAATAAGAACGACTGCTTACTATGACCCACAAAATAAAGTAGTGAAAGTCTACGCTAAGAACAGAGCTTTGCCAGATGTCCTGAGATCTATAGCACACGAATTAGTACACGCTCAGCAACACGTCAGCGGTGAACTAGAAAAACACCCACATCAAGATATCGGTGGTTACTTAGAAGATGACGCAAACGCTCGAGCAGGATCTCTGCTTAAAGACTACGGCTTAAACAGAGAAGATGACGGTGTTTATGAAGCTAGAAAACAATTCCAAAATCTAGTAATTGAAACCGTTATGCTAGAAGTTTCTAACGGTCAAAAAAGCTTAAGCGAAATCAAGGAACTTACACGTCAAATAGTAAAAGAAGCACTTACTAGAGGCGCAATAAAAGCAATTGAGTCCCTGCGTCTAGCTAATTTTGGAAAAGTAAACCAAAAGGACCTAGATGCTGGTGTTGCTGTTCATATTCCAGTGATACAAGCTCTCCAGCAAGGCCTTAAAGACATGGGCTTTGATCCGGGAAAAGTAAACGGTATATTCGACCAGGGCACAGAAGATGCTCTTAAAAAGTTTCAGGCAAAGTACGGTGTTGCACAGTCAGGTACGACGACAAAAGAAACATGGGACGCTTTTTTAAAAGCTAATGAAGAAGGCAAAATTAAGACATCAGTCGCCGCCACTCCTTTGGCAAAGCCCAAGAAAAAACCCACCAGATCCGCAGGTGCTGTGTCGCAAGATGCAGCAGACCGCGCCCAAGAATTATCATCTGCAACCGGAATTCCTGCAGCAGTAATTTATGCGATTGAAATGAGAGAATCTTTTTCCAACCCCACTGCTTTTGCTTACAACGCACACATCTCTAGAGATCCAAAATACTCATCAATATCTGGGCATGAGCTTTCGAGAAGCGCAATACAAAAACTACCTAAAGGAAGATCTTACTACGCCAACAACGCAAAAAGACAGTTTAACAAAGCATATAAAGTCGATCCTATTGCCGCAATCGCAGGCGGAGCGTGGGGTTTATATCAAGTTCTCGGAGCCTTCTCTTTGCTAGACTACGACGGTGATCCAGATAAGTTTCTACAAGCTTGGAATACAAACCCTGCAGAACATTCTAAAACAGCGTTTAAGCGTTGGGTTTCTATGAACCCTGATGCAGTTGAAGCAATGAAAGCAGGAAACACCTCAAAATGGGTCAGGAACTATTACGGCGCAGCAAGCACAGACTACATTAAACACGTCAATAAAAATATTGCGCGCTACAATAGAATGAACAGTGCAACGTCATGAACGTCAGCCAAGAGAAAAGACTTAGGGCGCTAATAAGAGAAATGCTCTCAGTCTATGGCGCGAACAGCTTAAACAATACGCTCGGCGGCTTTGGTAGAATGTTTCGTCTTGGTGTTGATTACAAAAACGCTTCCACAAATATTCCTCAAGTTAGAGTTGGCTCTGTAGAGAGATATCCTGAAATACCAGTCAAGATCTTGATCACATCAAACTGGAGCGGACAAGCTTTGTACGATGAGCTATTTAAGACAGGGTTTTTTAGTGATCGAATAAACTTCCAACCTAGTAGATACGTTGCTAAAGACGGCGATCTTCTTGTTTACGGTCACGCAGTTACAGGCGACGGCATCAAAGTAGAAGTTCCGCACCTTGCAAAAAAAGAAGTTGAAAAAGCAGTAGCCCGTTTAGCAGGCTCAAACAGAGATGCAAAATACAAAGTCAGGGCGGAGCTCATAAATTGATAGATACGCTCCTCACATGCTTTTACATTTGTACGCAAGCATTAGCGATATTGCTCTTTATACACCAGGTAAGAGCAGTTGCAAAATCAGCCACAGCAGATGCGATATCAGTGCCTGCTTACTGTGTTTTTACAATGAGCGCATTTGCTTCAGTGCTATACACGTTCATAGTTGTGCATGACCCAGTTTTAACTGCAGTTGTAACTTCATACTTTATTGGCAATATGATCATTTTATATCTTGCTTATTTTAAACAGAGAAAAATCCAGCAGCAAGAAAATGTTTAACCAGAACGAAATAAGTCTTTACATCCTTACAGCAATAACAACTGCGATCATCTCCTCGGCTGTTTACTGCGGTTAAAATTATGAAGAAATTTATCACACCTGAAATTGAACACATGATTCGTTTAGAAGTAAAATCAAAACTGCGCAAACTATTGCCTTTAATAGTCAAACCGCTTGTTAGGAAAATTCTAAATGAAAAACAAACCCTTGATTTCGAGGATGTCAATTTTTACGACGACTAGCTTAAGCTTAATTGCTCTTGCTTTTATCACATCATGCCCAGACCAACCGCTACCTACGAAGTATGATGCAGGTAGAATCGTTCGTCTAAATCCTACGCCCGCACAACCTCAGGATACAGGGCCGACTTATACGCCTGTCCCGCACGATGCAGGTCGCCCGGTCACAATAAGCTCCATAACACCACCGACAGGTCCAGTACAAGGCGGAGTACGTGTAAGAGTTAGAGGGCAAGGATTCGCTCCAGACTCTTCTGTTGTTGTTGATGGAATAGATGCAACAGATGTGTTTGTGACTAACAACAGAATCATCACATTTAGGCTGCCTCCAGGTCAAGCCGGCGCTGCTGATGTAACAGTGCATAACAGCCTGGGCTCAGACACAAGCAATGAATTTGAGTACATTGATGAGCACTCACCGCAACTTCATCCAAAAAGAGGTTCTGTCGGAGGAGGAACTTATGTAACAATTTTTAGGCAAGGTGCAGGCGACGCAAACGCAGTTATTAGATTCGGTAGAGCCATAGCAACTATTGTGGACGCTCCAGACAGTAACACAGTAAATGTGAAAACGCCACCAGGTGTAAGCGGTTTCGTAGATGTAGAAATCGACGCAAACGGATCACAGTCTACAATATCAGGTGGGTTTGAGTATTACGATCCAGCTTTTATAACCGGGGGTGTGCACGGTGGTATTGTCGACGGCGCATTCAACGTAAAAGTGCTGACAATAATTCAGGGAGAAAGAACTCCAATTCCTGAGGCAGCAGTTTGGCTTGGCGTTGACCAAGAGCCCGATCATGCTATGATCACAGGAGCCGACGGTTTGGCAACCCTTTCAGGCCCTGATGTTTACGGTCCGCAGACTGTAACAATCGCTGCAAAATATTGCACTCCTGAAACTTATGTGGAAGTACCTGCAGAAGATCTTACAGTTTATTTATCGTGCAACTATCCATCACCGCCAGCTTCAGGAGCGCCACCACCACGTCCTCCAGTTGTTTTTCCAAGAATTAGAGGCACCGTTACAGGATTTTCTAAGGCGTTGTTCGACCCATCAACACTTGACACCTTTGAAAGAGCTTTTGGTTTTGTAGATCTTACACAGCGAAACATGTTCAGCAGTAAAACTCCCAAAGCAACTGCTTGGGAGCAACCAGTCCCACAAGGCGGACGACCTTGCACGTGGTTCTCTTCTGGAAATTGTGTTACCATTTTTGGCAATGACACCATTTTTGAAGACAACGCTACGTTCGATTTTATTACCGTCCCAGGCAGGTATGCACTAGTTGTATTCACAGGCGTGATAAATATTCGAACTCAAGAAATTAGAGACGTTAGACAGATGGGTATCGCTCGAGGCATAAATGCGGTCTTCGGAGAGACCATCACAGATATCGTGGTAGACCTAGAATACAACTTACAAAGATCTACGCTGATAACGCTGCCAAACGCTCCCTTTTACGCAGACGGGCGAGAAGGCCCGACGCACAGCAAGGTATCTTCTTTTCTCGATTTCGGCGGAGAAGGAGTTTATCATCTAAGTACTCAAACAAGCGAGCGATCGCACATGCAAATTGAAAGTCTGCCTTCTATTGCAGGGCAGCAGCTTACTTTTTATGCGGGAACCTTCACTAGAGAATGGGATGCAAACGTTGACAATCTTATTCCCTGTCGAATGCATACCGACTGTCCTCCTAGTCAAATGTGCCAAACTGGACAAAATGGAGAGTCTTGTCACGGCAGCTACACTTATAACGAACCATTGAGCGCAATAATCAGAGGATCTCAAGGAGATTTACGATCAGGTGCAGAGCTTGGAGAAATGCTACAGTTTCCTGAAATGCTCAGCCCACGCCCAGGTGAGTACCTTTCAAACAGACTGTTTCGATGGAGAAACGTTTCTAGAGCTGTATCACCTAATTTGTACATGTTTATAATAGGCGAAATTTCTACAGGAGGTAACTGGAGAGTTTATGTCCCAGGTCATCTGAATAAATTTAGATTGCCTCATTTCCCTGCAGGGGGTTTTGAAGGCTTGATTGACACACCAAACACAGGTGCTTTCATGTACAGAATGATCAGCACTTTTATACCAGGGTTTAACTATAGCCAGTGGGACTTAAATGAAGTTGCATCTCATAACCGACGCGCTTGGTCACAAGAGTTATCAGTTTTCAGCCTTGACAATTAATAAAGTAAGAAATACTTATAGACAGCATAAGGAGCTTAAATATGTCTACAGCCGACCGATGGGGTAAAATCGCAGGTCTTCTTAACGAATCTACAGATCAAAATCAACAAGACAACAAAGAGGTTTTGACTGAAAGTACTATGGGCGCAGATCAACTGAGAAAAATGATTAGCGAAATAGCTAGAGAATTGATCAGCGAGGCTAAGGCGTCAAACAGCGATGTTGTTCTCATTCAAATGGCACTTAAAGGCATAGATCAAGGTGACTCTAAAAAAGCTAACGAGCTTGGCCTTCAAGGCAAAATTGGCAATATTGTTGCCGACGGCAAATTCGGAAAAAACACTGCAGCAGCAGTTAAGAAATTCCAGACCGCTGCTGAGCTCACTAGCGACGGTATCGTAGGCCCTGGAACTTTAAACGCCTTGCTAGGTATGTTTGAAGCAGGCGTAGCTAAAGAAGAGGCGTACAAAGCACAAATTCAAAACCTTGTAGACAGAAAAATTGTTGCTCGTCAAGGCTCTGGCTTTGAAAAGCAATCATCCAAGCCAGCTGAGAAATCCAAACCAACTGAGCAGGAGCCCGAAGCACCTGTTAAAAAGAGAAAAGTGCTGACTGTTGCAGACGCTGAAGAAACTTCGAAAGCAGAAGACGACACGATTGATGACTTCCTAGTCGATCTTGGCGAAGACATGACTGATGAAGAACGCAGAGCATCCGAGGAAGCCACAGCATACGCAAGGCTTCAAAAAGTCGGCGCAGGCGATCCTGGCGATGAAGAAGATTTGGACATGACAATGTCTGCGCTGCTTCCAGGGGTTTCCGGCTTTGGCGCAGATGCTTGGACCAGAGGTGTAGAAGTTACTGATAAGGCAGCAGGACAAAAGATTACAGTTATCTCTCAGCAAGATTGGGAAGCCGCCGGCGGACCAAACCTCCCAGACGATGTTCAAGTATCTGAAGATCCTAGCTTAGGCAAGTAGCTTTAATTACTCTTTTGTGTAAAACATTCACTAGCTCTGTATAATATTAGCGAGGAGGAACTAATGGTTCTCGCTACTTTGCTAGTTTTGTCGTCGCCTTCAAATACTGTGTCAATGCAAGCAGTGACCGTCAAGTCCTATAAGGGCTCTGATTGTACAGCTCCAATTGATTATAGCCTTGCCGTAATCACCTCGCACTTCGGAGTTAGAGATAATCCTTGGGGTCCAGGGAAGAAGTTTCACTACGGTATTGACATTGCAGCCGATGAAGGTGTCTTGATCCGAGCTGTTTCTGACGGCCACGTTTACTTCGCTCGACGCTCATCTCGAGGCGGAGGCCTCCAAGTTAATGTGCGCGCCCCGAATGGATTGAAGTTCAAGTACTCTCACATGTCAAAGATTCTTGTCAAGCGAGGAGCAAAGGTTGTAGCAGGTCAACCAATTGGGCGAGTTGGAAGCACTGGGCGATCATTGGGACCACACCTTCACCTCGAAGTGTACACGAACAGAGGTAAAAAAGCCAGCGACTTTGTTGATCCAAGGCAATTTGTTTGCAAATATCGAGAACGTCTCTGGAAGGGGCATTCACACTGATGAATACACTATTACGCTTCATTGAAGATATGGCAGAAACATCTTCAGTGCTAGATAAAGTTGCACTATTAGAATCCTCAGATGAGCTCACACGAAAAGCGCTTTACTACACTTACAATCCTTACTTGCAGTATCACATCGGTGTGAAGAACCTGCAGAAGAGATCTGATCTTTGCGACGACACGTGTGACTACCAAGATGTGTTTGACCTGCTTGACGCATTGAATGCACGAGAGATCACAGGCCACAAAGCACTCTCGCAGACCAACGCGTTCTTGCAGGAAAACCCGGAGTGGAAAGACATTTTAAATCTCATCCTCGACCGCAATCTGAAGATCCGAGCATCTGAGAAACTTATCAACAGAGCATGTGACAATCTCATTCCCACGTTCGACGTAGCATTGGCAAACTCGTATGATGAGAAGACTGCTAAGAAAGTTGATTTTAAAAATCAAGTCTGGGTGGTGTCCCGAAAACTTGACGGAGTTAGATGTCTCGTTATGGTAGATGAGAACGGTCACGCCACCTCATGGGCACGTTCCGGCAAGCAGTTCCAAACTTTGCGGAAGGTGGAAGAGGAGATCGAAGCACTCGGTGTGACCAACGTTGTCTATGACGGCGAGATGTGCTTAGTCGATGAACACGGCAACGAGGACTTCCAGCGCATGATGAAGCAGATCCGGCGCAAGGATCACACGGTCGAGAACGGCCTATTTCAGATCTTCGACATGATCGATCTACCTGACTTCCAAGCAGGTGTGTCCGAGGACGGGTTCCTCACGAGGTTGGGCAGATTAGCTGACACACTCCGCGAAGCTGATCACAAGCACTTAGCAATATTAGGTCAGCAGCGCCTCACGGATCACGAGGACTTCCAGAAGTGGCGCCAGGAAGCCCAGGATGCTGGCTGGGAAGGTTTAATGCTGCGACTTGATACCACATATAAAGGTAAGCGGTCGAAGGACATCCTGAAGGTCAAGACGATGCACGACGCAGAGTATC